GCAAGCAATTCACCAATCATGTCTTGTGGCTTCATCTTTGATGACGCTACAGGGATAAAATCGGGTGGTGCTACGGGAGTTCCCTTAGTTACTTCTTTAGCAATACCTAAGTAACTCCGCGCTGTATTTTGTACTGTCATTCTTCATTCTCCTTAGTTACGGCAGGTGTTGCCTTTAGTGTCTTAACTTGCAAAACGTCAGGTGCATTAAAGTCACTTGGCGCTTCAAAATGTTCGCCGGGTTTTACTGTTACCCCGATGCTAGGAAAAACGCGTTCGGTTTCTCCCTTATAAATAAATGTAACCATTTGTTTCTCCTATGCTTGAATCATTTGGGTAACGATAAAACGTAATGATGCCCATGTTTCTGTTGATGTTCCGTTTTGTGATAAAGGTTCACCGTAAGCAACATCAATAATTGGTTCGGCTCCCTGCCATACAAGAACGCCGGTAGGGTCACCAAAAGTGTGACTAGAACGCAAGCGTTGTTTTAGGCTATCAATAACGTAGTCTAAATCATCCATTGCTTCTTCAGCGTTGCGAGAAAGTGAATGTTGAAATAACTGAATAACTACACTGTAATCTATGCGCTTCCAACCTGCGTGCGCGCCATTGTCTGCACCATTAAATCCACCTAAAGCAATACGGGTTTCTGTTTCAGATTCAATAAAGATAACTGCGGCAACACGACTTTGTTGGCTTGGCAACGCATTAACTTGAAAATCAATACGCTTAGGAAATGATGTAAAGACTTGGTTAATGCCGTCTACATTAGGCGCTTGAATAAAATTGTAAAGTGTTTGCCGTACCTGAGCGCGGCCAACAGTTCCGTTTGGATAAGCCATTTATCTAATCCGACTATAGGAAGTAAGTAAACGAGATGCCAAGGCTAATTCCTCGCCGTATTTATCTGCTCCCGGAACTGACGTTGTAGGTGATGTTGCAACCTGCATAGTCATAGAACTATCACCACGAACCTTTAAAAAGGCTGTTGTAATAAGAATGACGGCTTCTTTTACCGCAGGTGGCAACGCGCTTACTGATATGCCTACGCCGTGTGCAAATGCCATTGGACGGGTTACGGGAACTGTTGTGCTACCAAATGTATAGGTTGTGGCAACTGTAACATTTTCTGTATTCATGCCATCATAAATTGTAAGAATCTGACCAGCGATAATACCTGTTCCATCGTGAACAGTAAAACTTGTAGCCCCTGCACTTGAAGCGGTTTCAGTAATTGTATTTGTGTACCCCGCAACGTATGTGTACTTTAAAAACATTTGGTTGCTTGGGCCACCATTATATGCACCGAATGACAATGGGCCTTGGCTTGTCCAATTACCTAAAGTTAAGTTAGGAATAATAATTTCTTCATCTTCAATCCAAGCAACTGAGCAATCGCCAAGTGTTGCCATGTTTGTTGGATAACCATAATTAAAATTAGTAAGTGCCACAATAGGGTTAAAGCGTGGGTGGAAACGAATAGAACCGTCAGTGCTAACGCGTGAACGCTGTTGCTCGGTTTCGGTAGTTGCCCCAAGAACTTGATTACAGTATGTGTCAGCCCATGATGAAGCGCGAGCAATTACATTGCGTAATTCCGCGTCTTGAACATCAGGGTCTTGTGAATCAAAAACTAAGTTATCTAAATCAATTGCAGTTGGCGCATTTTTGTATTCTGCAAGGGTTAAATAAGGAATCGTCATTAATTGGGTGCTGTACCCGTAACCGTTAGCCATTTATCTCTCCACACTTAGAACACTTTTTGAAGAAGGAACCAAACCCACACGATTTGCATGGGAAACCTTTTGCGTTTGCTACGCCGCCCGCGCTTGCCTCGCCTAAGCCTTCAGCCTTTAATTTCTTAATTAGTTTTGGGTCTGTCACGTTAAACATTCCGTCTTTACCAGCCCGCAAAACTCTTTCACCATTTTTAGTTGTTACTGATAATTCGCGCATTCCTTGTGGGCCAATTATTTTTGACATGCCATCCCCTTTGTATAGTGAGCAGTTTCAATTCATGCTCAGGAATTTTGAATCAGTTATGCAGATGCAATTCCTGATACAACACCGTTCCATGCTGGCGCGTAGCACATAAATGTTCCGCGGAAGTATGTTGAGAAGTCGTATGAGAACTGATTTACAGGCCACTGGATACCCATGTAGTCCTGTACAAGAATGTTCGCCCATACATCCGATACCTCTGTGTCAGGGATTGGAAGTGTGTATGAAAGAACTGGAGCAACGCCCTGTGGCAACCATGGGTGAACTGTTAGGTTTACCATCTTGCCTGTGATTTCGTTGTTCAATGCACCGATTACAGCGCCACCGACATAATCGCCAGTTTCTGTCTGTGAAAGGTTTAGACGGTAGTTAGCAGTTGAACCATTCTTGATGGTGTCAGAAAGTTGCTTACGGTCTTGTCCGTTGAGAAGAATCTCATCAGGGTCAGCCTTTACGTTGTTGTAAAGAACTCCAAATACCTGTTGGAATTCTGCGCCCGGATTAGCAGTTGAGAATGTTCCGTTGATGTTGTTGATTGAACCTGAAATTGCTGGGTTCAATACTGTAGGTAGGATTCCGTCATAACCAGTTGCGTATGCAGATGTATCTGCTGAAACTGTTGATGCAAGTGTTCCTGTTGTAGCAAGTGCAACGTTGTTTCCAAGTGTTGCGCCTGTTGCAGCGTTGATGTAACCAGTGGCCGCAGTGATAGTACCGCAATAGTATGCGTTAGCCGCACCTGTTGTTGTACCAACATAAACACGGTATCCAAGCGCACCTGTTGCTGGAACAGTTACGTTAATCTTTAGAACCTGTGCTGTTGTTGCCTGTGAAACAACTGATGAAAGAACTGACTGACCGAATGCGCCAGCATCAGATGTTAGGTATACATAGTATGTAGCGTTTGTTAGTGCAACCTGTGAACCTGTTGCTGTCTGCGCTGTTAGTGTGAATGTAGGTGCAGCAAGTGCGCCTGAATATCCTGAACCTGTACCGCGAGCCATAAGCATCATGCGTTCTTCCATAAGCATTGTTGCATATAGAGTTGAAGTTGATGACAACTGGCGTAGGTCTTGGTAACCCAAACCTGAGAAGTTAGCGTCAAACGAAACTTGGTCAGATAGTGAGTATGAGTTGTACGGAAGAACTAAGTCATCCGCTGTGTAGGAAATCTGTGGTCCACGCTCGTATAGAAGCGGTGTACCTGCACCCGGTGCAAAATCGTTCTGTGTGAACTGTGTGATTCCCGGCCAGATATTTCCCTGTCCGCCTGTGCCAGTACCGGTGTAACCAGTAATGCGCTTGATGCGGTGTGAAGTACCGACACCCTTTTTACGAACAATCTTGTTACGCAATGGTGTTGGACGTGGTGTAAGCAACTTCGCAGGTGCTTCCAAGTCAAACGCAGCGAATGATGTTGAAAGTGGGCTAGTAAGTGTAATTTCCTTAGCAATATCCGCAGAAATTGCACGCTGTGTTGATAGTGCTGTGTTAAGTGCTGAAACTGCATCAGGTGAAAGTGACTTGTTTGCAACAAGTGCTTCCATCTGTGCCATTGGGTCAGCTTGTGGTGCTACTCCCGGTGTTGTTGAAGCATTAGCGAAAGACTTGTTAAGTTCTCCAAGATACTGTTCCTGAAGTTCAGCCGCTTCGCGTGGCGCTACATCACCGAATAGGTCTTTTGCTTTAGGCATCTGTGCCATAAGTTTATTTCCTTTTCGTTAAGTGTGTTATTAGTTGCTTGTTACTGGATTGGCTTTTGCAAGAAATTCTGCATGTAAAGCGCGGTATCCCTTAGCAAGAACTGGGTCGGTTGTTGCATCAGCCTTAGCCTTATATGTTGCAGCCTTTACAAGCGCATCACTAAGTGCTTCATCTGACATTTTTGTTGCGGTGCGCTTAGGCCCACCTGCAACTGATTTAGATAATGCCGTTGCTAGGTCAGATTCAAGTTTTACTGACTTCTCAACTGCGGCCTCTTTATCCGCCCGTAGAGAAGCAATCTCGGCTTTAACCGATTCCATAGCACTCTTAACGGCTTTTTCTACTACATCTTCAATAGATGTAACATCTGTGGCTTCTACAGCCTCAGAAACTTCTTCTGTTGTTTCTACAGCAACTTCTTCAGTTGCTTCCACTGTTTCATCTGCATCGGCTGACTTTGTGTAATCAACGATTTCAGCGGTTGAAACTTTTGCTGGCTCTACCATTGGATTAGGGTTTGAACCTGATGGAATTGTTACATGTGTTAATCCATGTGTATCTGTAACGTTGTGGCATCCGCATTGTAGGCACTTATTAAGTGACTTGTCTGCCATTGTTTCTTTGTGCATTTTGCACATCTTAGAATCGCATCCGCCATCAGCCTTACATTCCTTGCAACCTTCGCAATCGCAACCTGTTGTGTCTGATTCTTCACTAGCCGCTAATTCAATTGTTTCTGACATGGTTTCCCCTTCTTGGATTTCTCCTTGATACCAAGCCATTAAATGCTCGGCTACTTCTACTAACTGAGTTAATGAGTATGTTTCATCGCCTTCTTCAGCCATTTCTTTCGCTTCAATTACGATAAGTTCGGCTACCGCTCTACGCGCAGCATCGAATGTGGCTTGGTCAAACTTCACAGAATTAGGGGTCAATGACTTAGCCAATTCTGTAATTTGCTTAATTGTTTCCATCTTTGACCCTTTCCCGGTGTCATCAGTTTTCTTTGTTTTCTTTTTGTATGTGCCACCGCGAGATTTATACTCACGAACAACCCATGCGTTTGCAACGGCTGATGGATACACATCAAACTTCTTTTTTGCTTCGCCCTTAATGCGGTTATAAAGTTCCTTATCCGCTGGCTCTGATTTCTCTCCACCTTCATTAATGGATTCGTAATCAGTTTCTTCTTTCTTAAATACATCGCTAGGCAATGGCGCTTTGAATTCATGTAGTTCTTCTACCTGAACCAAACTTGTTTCACCTTCTACAGCCTTAGCCAAAATTAACTTGGCTGATGGATTCGCCGGACGGTCTACTAAAGACACCTCAATAATTGAACCGTCTACGATTCGGCCATTAGCAGCCTTGGCATCGCGTACAACGCGTGGTGATTTAATGCCAATTGAGAAACCTTGATAAACGCCTGTTTCTACTTTCTTGGCAGCAAGTGGGTCTACAACATGTACGCCAATGTAATGACCGTCTGTTTTGGCTTCGTATTCCTTAGCAATACCTGCCGCACTTGGGCCATGCATTTCACGGATGTTTCCACCTGACTTGAACCAACGTGGCATTGCTTCATCTAGCCACTTAGGGTCACAAATCTGTGAATCTAAATCTAGGGTGTCATCTGTTGCTTTACCGTAGACCATGAGTGTTCCGTCATCGTTCTTGTCGTACTTAACGATAGCGGCATAACTCGTTGCGTAATCCATTGCCATTGCTTTATCCTTTTTTTTGTTTTCATTATTAATTTTGTTAGCCCAAGTTTTTCCAGCATCGCCGCCCCACAACAACCATGCAATATAGCCGGCTGAGTCTTTACCCCATCCTTCGCCTTGCTTATCAACTTCATGGCGAGCAAAATATGAAACCATGCGTTTAATTGTGTCTAATGAAACTGAACGCCCATTAGATAAATCCCTTGCGCGAGCAACCCCTACTTCAGTTCCACCACGCCCATATTTATCACGCAGTTCTAATCCGCGTTTTGCGTTACTTCTTACTTCTTGTGGTGGTGCAAATCCACTGTCTGCGCCTTTACTTGCTTCAGGTTCATTTGCATATAAAGCGGCTAATTGTCTTTTTGCACTTTCTTCAGTTGTATGGCAACCCATAACTTCGCCATCACTGTCTTTAACTACAGGGAAACCCTTACATCCGTAAGAACCTTTATCGCCAATGTGATAAGGCATTTGTTACGCCGAATATGTAAATACAATCGCGCCAGCGGCGGATGCTGCGGCTGAAATACCGTAGATAGTTTCTCCACCACTCATATAAAATGTCTGTGATGTTGCTGTTGGAATAGTGCGGCCAATAGACGCACCTGATGTTGCAATGCTTGCATCGCCAACAAAGATAGACGCACTGTGTCCGTTGTAAAGCGTTACAGCGGTCTGTGGTCGTGCTGTTTGTTTCAATGTAAGAAGCACAACAGGGGTTGTTGCTGTCTGAGCGTTTACGTGAATAAGTGCCATTTGATTCTCCTTGTAGATTACTTAGTATATCGCTTCATCAGTAAAATCTTCTTCACTGACGTTATCACTTGCGGCGTAGTCATAATATGGCGCAAGTGCGCACATACAATTTGGGTGTGCAGGTGGTTCACTATCACCTGATGGAAATGTTTCATCAATTCCAATAGGTGAAGCATCTGCATTTTCTTGGCAATCATCGCAACCTTCAGCAACTAGCCATTCAACTTGTTCAACGCTTGCATTTTCGTATGCATCACGTGAAGCAACTGACATTGCGCGGCTCATTTCTGTTTGCGCAATCATTAATGCATGTTCCGGGTCATCAATGATGGTGTCAATCATTTTTGCAGTTTCTTTAGCAGTAAATCCTTGTTCCAAACCTTTTGCTAAGGCTGTACCTATGCGGTCTAGTTTGGTTTGAATTACATCGTCAGAAATAGTTATTTTGCGTGTTGCAAGTAAGGCTTCCAATCCACCTTTAGGCTTAACCAACGCCGCTGCGCTTGGCAATCCCGGTTTCCACGTAGACCAATCAATAATGCCTACGCTGGCATCTTTCTTCAAACCTTTCAGGCGTGCTTTAGCAACTCTGTCACCTAGGGTATAACCATCAGCGTAAATACGCGATAAGGCGTATTGCATTGGCTTGGAATTGGTTACAACGTGTGCGAGCGCCCAATCTCTAGCCGTTTGCGGCGAAACTGAGCCACCTGCGGGGTGAGTATCTACCCATGCTTGGGCAATCGCGTCACCATCTATAGCAGATTTAAACGCCTTCCGGATTTTTGTTGCGTGCTTAGCCTGAAGTCTTACGACAACGGTATGTTCAGGCCACTTCATTAAACACCTAGATAATGTTCAGCGTACCAACGTGCGCCGTCTACATCTTTTGTTTCCACGAACTTATTAAGAACTTCGGCGTATGTTTCGTCTAGTTCTTTAAATTCAAATGGTCGTGTAGGTGTTCCTTTACGTAACCAACGAATAAACTTCTTTACTTCTTCTTCCGCCGCTGTTTCAGGTGTTGGCTTTGATTCAACCGGCTTTTCTTCGGCAGGTACATCTTCACCATCATTACCCAAGTTAATTCCTGCAAGTGGGTTTACAGGTTCGGTAGCAGGTTGTATGCCATCAGGCCCAAAGAAGTAAACGCTGTTACCGGCTACCAAAATTGGCATATCGGCTTCAGGTGTATCAATTAATGGCAAACCAAGTTCGGAACGATTTTCATTAACGGTAAGTGTTCCATTGCGCTTGCGAATATCATCGCGTGCTGCGGCATCTTGTGTATTGGTGCGCTCGCTAGGTGCTAAACGGAATTCAAGTTCACGTGGCATACCAAGGAATCGGTAAGACAATGCGCTAATCATTTGTGACATCCAATTAGCAGTTGGAATTACGCCGATTGATTCTGCGGCTTCGGCTTCTCCGGCTTGGTGACCTGAAGCGCCTATTCCACCTTTAGCACTAAATCCAATTTCAGTCGGCAATACTCCGAAGTGACCGCAGATAGATGTAACCAAATAATTATCCATTGCATCGCTAAACTTATCTGAATAGCCTTCTTCAAACGATAACTTTCCGCCGGGAACAAGAATGCGTAGGCGGTTACGTTGTGCGGTCTGACCTGATAAATCATCGTTGTAAATATCTTCGTATGCACGAATTTGGTCAGGTGTTAGTGAAGTTGTTTCAGGCAATTCTAAGTATGACTTAGGCATTGTGCCATCTGTAAACTCACTGCGAATCCATTGCTGACGGCGTAGGTAAATATCTGCAAGCGGTAAACAACGCTCTACAGGTGACAAACCATAAACGCTGTTAGCGCGGCGGTTGCGTACAAAATATGCAAGGTCATCTGAAGTAAATTCACCATCTGCATTTTCGTCATCTATGCCAGCGTTAAATTCGCTACGTGGGAATCCAAAAAGAATCTGTTGGAATGCAGGGCCTACACTTGGCTCCGGACGCATACCGCGGTCATCTAATAGCGGCTTGATAGTTGAACCATCAAGCACTTGGAATCCGCGAATCTCGCCGCCTACAGTTACCTGTGGCCAAATTGCCCATGCATCAAGCACGTCAATTTCTTCCAATGACATTGATAGCCAATCGGTAAAGGCTAAACCGTTTTGTGGGTCAGGTGTTTCCCAAAACTTGCGCAAGCGGCCAATTTCAGGTGATAACGCTTCACGTGCTTCTTTAAGCGCTGTTAAATGGTTGCCACCTGATTCAGAAATGATGCGTTCGGTTGCTGATTCGCTAAGGACAATATCCCAATCAAGGCCAGTTAATTTAGCCTTGCGAACTTCAATACAACGGCGAACAATATCAATTTGGTCTGATACGGCACGAAGGGTTTTAAAAGGTACTAAGCGGTTGTCGCTTACGTTGATATTCTGCGCAACTTGGAATTCATAACGGCGTGGGTCAGGTCGGCCAGTATCCTGACGAAGCGGGTTAATCGCTCCCGGATAAATAGGCATACCCGGCGCAAAAGGAACGCTGGCAAGTTGTGGGCTACGTGGTAGGGCTGTACTGACGTTACTGCCGTATTGAGACTGGGCAATACCTGCAACGGCTTGCATTTGCTGCATTGTCATAGTTCCGCCACCGCCATCGGCAACAGGTGCTTTAGCAATCTCGTTTGCAACGCGTTTTGCAAATCTGTCGAACAGACCCATTGTGTCTCCTATTGGTATTGTATTCCTATGAACTTAGTGAAGAAGGCAGTTGATAACGGTGGAAAATTAGCACCGTTAGTTATATCGCATGGACTAACAAGCGGTACTGGGTTAATGAATCCTAGCGTATTCATAGATGATGACGGGGATATTCTTGTCAATCTGCGTCACGTTAATTACACCTTGTACCACTCTGAAAACGAACAAAAGTACCCAAGTCGTTTCGGGCCTTTGTCGTACCTACATCCGGAAAAAGACCAGCGTTTAGTTACTGAAAACTATTTGTGCCGTCTTAATTCAAACCTTGAAATGACTGATTACGCCAAGGTTGAAATGCTTGATTTACACGAACCTATTTGGGAGTTCGTAGGCCTTGAAGATGCCCGCGTTGTGCAATGGCATGGTGAGTATTATTTAGTAGGCGTGCGCCGTGATACAACTACTACAGGCGTTGGCCGCATGGAATACTCACAAGTAGAAATAGATAAAGTTAATTGGACGGTTAAGGAAATCCATCGCAAGCGCATTGCCGCACCTGAACCTGATGATTCATATTGCGAAAAGAATTGGTTTCCCGTCTTAGATAGGCCATACACTTTTATTAAGTGGACTTGCCCTACCGAAGTTGTTTATGCCGACCCGCTTGGCGATACCGAACAATTGTTTTTACTAGGTGCGCCACCGGTTAATAAAGACCAACGCGGCGGTACTCAGATGATTACATGGGGTAATTTATACATCGCTGTTACTCACGAAGTAGACCTGTATAAAAACTATTTACACCAAAAGGATGCTATTTACCGTCACCGTTTGGTGATATGGGATAAGCAATTTAACCTTGTAGGCTACTCACAACCGTTTAGTTTCTTAGATGCGCAAATTGAATTCTGCGTAGGTGCTGCCAAGTTAGGTGAAGATTTACTTCTTACATTTGGCTTTCAAGATAATGCCGCATTTGTATTGCGCGTACCTAAGTTGGTTGTTGAAGATTTAATAATGGAAGGCTTAAATTATGAATACCTTGCCTAATCTAATTGTAAGATTATCACACGACCCGTTTAATTCAGACCTTAACTTTGACGTGGCGAAAGAATATTTAAGGTTAAATCAAACCGCTTCAGCCGTATCTTTTTTCTTGCGTTGCGTTGAATACGGTGGAGAAAACAGTGATGCTGTTTATGCTTCTCTATGCGCAATGGCTAGATGTTTTGATGACCAAAAAGGTAGAGAATACAGCGTTACTAATTGCTTGTTTCAAGCACTTGCCTATGATGAATCACGCCCTGAAGCATGGTTTTTACTGTCGCAATTTTATGAGCGTGCCGGCAATTGGCAGGAAGCCTATACATTTGGGCAGATAGGTTATAACTGGGCATTAGGCCAACCTGATGCGCTGCCTATTGAATTAGGCTATTACGGTTCTTATTGCCTGAAGTTCCAAATGGGAATTGCAGCATGGTGGATAGGCCGTAAACAAGAAGCAATTGATAGATTAACCGCACTGGCAAATGATGACACTATTGCCGCAATGTATCGGGATGCATCTAAATACAACTTGGAGAAACTAAATGCTGGCATTTGATATTGGCGCTAACCGTGGCGATTGGACGCTTGCCGCGCTCGCGCAGGGGTATGACGTTGTAGCCTTAGAACCTGCAAAAATATTTGGGCAATTGGCTGCTAACTTTATTTATAACCCACGCGTTACGCCGCTTAAAATGGCCGTTAGCATGAGCGATTACAAGGCTGTTGAGTTTTACGAAGCCGAAGAAGATGGGCTTTCAACACTTAACCAAGCATGGCTAACGGATGAAACTATGCCTTACGCGGGTAAACCGTACCGAACCATAACGGCTAATACCATTACCTTAGATACGCTTGCGCTTAAATATGGAACGCCTGACTTAATTAAGATAGATGTTGAAGGTGCTGAATGGCATGTGTTTAAAGGTTTATCTAGCAAAATGGGAATGATTGCTTTTGAATGGACTTGGGCTACATGGACTGAGCATTTAGAACAGTTGAAATATCTTGAAATTGGCGGCTATACCGAAGTAGGGCCGCAATACATTGAGAATCATTGCGAAGAACCTGATACTTGGTTTAAGTTAAGCACCTTTGACTTAGGCAAATGGCATGACCAAACAGCGGCCCATTGGGAATTTGATGGTTGGAAGAAATCTAATTTACGCCCAACGGCAGATGTTGGGATGTTGTGGGTGCGTTAGCCTAAAAGTAATTTTGCTTCATCTTCGGTTAAACTAAGACGGGCAAGAATTTCAGCCTTTTGTGCAGCCTTTTGTGTTTCTTCAATTTCGCGTGTTAAACGGTCTTGTTCAGCCGCTTGTGCATCGACTTCGCGTTGTGCAATTTCTTCGCCGGTTAAAGGAATTTCTGCAACTACGCCAGTTTCGCAATTAACAATAATTTTTGTAAGTGTTTCGCTCATTAGTTAAGTTCCTTTGTTATATCGTGGTCTGTGTGAGTGCAATTCCATAGTGCAATTGTTTCATCCAACACGGCAATATCGTGGCATTGTGGTGGAACAAAGGCATCAATGTTAGGCCAGTATGAGTAGCCAATACCTGCAAAGTTCTTTCTGATGTTGCCGTTGTAACTTGTCTTGACCCAAGTACCGCCAAGTGCGTTAAAGAAGGCTTCGCCTTCATCTCCGTGATTAGGTCCTACTAGAACGCGAAGGACTGTATTGTTATTATCTATCTCTGCAAAATGACTCATACTGCATACCTCACAATTATTATTCCTGAACCGCCTGCGCCGCCGTAGTTTGTTCCATTTGAACCACCACCGCCACCGCCTGAACCCGTATTTGCATCTGCTGGCAATCCGTTAGTTGCGGAACCGCTTGTACCATCTCCGCCATAACCAGCACCACCACCACCACCTGCTGCTTTATTTGAATTAATAGCCTGACCGCCACCACCACCACCAGCATAATTACCGCTGACACCAGTTCCAGTTGCAGTTGCCCAAGATGAATAAGTTGAAATTGATGTACCACCAACGCCACCAGTACTAGAAGTACCGTTACCACCTGCGCCGCCTGCACCACCACCGCCACCACCAGCATAACTTATTACTGAGTTACCGCCGCCACCAGTATTTCCTTGACCAGATGTACCTGAGGCACCTGTAGAGGCTGTGTATGAACTACCGCCACCTGAACCACCAGTATTACCAGCCTGTGTAAGTTGATGACCACCACCACCGCCACCGACGGCTGCTGTCAATGAACCAAATGTTGAATTGCTACCATTATTTCCGTGAGCATTAGTAGTTACCTGCGCGCCACCAGCACCGATGGTAACTGTTTGTGCGGTTCCAATTGAATTACCAGTTGAGTAATAAACTCCACCGGCTCCACCGCCACCACCATTTGTATTTCCACCTGAACCGCCACCTGCGACTTGCAAGACATCACAAGACAATGCAACCGCTGGCGTAAATGTTCCTGATGAAGTAAAGGCGTGATACCAGTAAGTACCGTCAGTCATAATAACATCGCCACCTGTTGCTTTAGGTGCAATGGTAGGGGTAGTGCCAAGTGCTGCTACGCCGTAAAGGTAGAAGGTTGAGTACTGAGTAAATAAAGAACCACCACCAGGAAAAATTTGAATGGAGGTAATGGCACTCGTTGATGCCCAAAGTCCTGCAAGTAAATCTAAATTAACTGCGGTTGCATTTGTTTCAGCAACTCCGTCGTGACTAAATGATTTATAGTTAGCAGATGTGTAATTTGGAATATAGATTTCTGAGTTGCCAAAAGTATTTGCTGTTGCTGTGCTTCCTGTGCTTTCTATAGCGTAGGCAAAATTATTTGCAGAATTTGCACCTGAAAGTGCAGTTGTTCCATTTCCATAAACAGTTCGGTCGCTATAAATACTTGCAGAAGAACCGCTAAATCTTACTGCTCCTAAAATACTTGTTGCAGCGTAGTCACTTCTTGAGGTTGCTTTGACAACCAAATCGGTGTACCCAGTTTGCGGGATGTTGGCAAATGTAACGCTGGATGCACCTGCTGCGGGTACTACAATCTTTTCGAGAAGGACATAACTGTTTGACATATTTATTTATCCTTTCGATTAAGCGGCAAGGATGCCATAGAGTGAGAAGGTTCCAGTAAGAGTAGAGCCACCATCGCCAGCGGCAAGGCTTATTGTAGAAATAGCAGATGTTGAACGATAAAGATTTGCATTTGTAGCAACATTTCCAGTCGTATTGTTGGAACGATGCAAGACTGTTTTGAATGTAGTTGTATTTGAGTAGTTCATAACATTAGCAATTACTGTTGCAGTTGTAGTTTCAAAATCAAAAAAGATGCCAGTTTCATTTGACCCACGGGCCGATGTTGCACTTGTTCCATTACCGCGCAAAATTGTTCGGCTATAATTTGTGCCAGTATCGCTATTAAATCTCGTTCTAATATAACCGCCACCTGAATCAACACCTATACAGACAATAACTAAATCCGTATAAGTGCTTGGAATAGAACTAAAAGTTACGCCAGTGCTAGAACTGACTGTCTGAGTAGCAATCGGAGTGTAAGTTAATGCCATCGTTATGCCCCCTTAATGCCGTATAAGGCAATACGTGTGTTTGCTGCAAAGTTGGTTGAAAATGGTTGAAAAGAAATACTTGAAATTGCATTTGTTGATTGGAATAAACAACTTCCTAAAACAATTTTTCCCGAACCGTTGTAATCAGCACCCCACAATAAACGTGATGTTTTATATTTGTTTGTGTTTGTATAATCAAGGATGTCCAAGACTGCAACCTTTTCATAGGTAGAAGAGCCAGCATTGTTGCCATCATAGAATGATTCCCATTTTGGCTGAGAGGATGCCGCTCCTGCGCTAGCAGCAGAACCATTTCCTTCTAACTGGTGATAAGCATAGGAAGTTCCTGTTGAAACTCCGTTGTATGTTATGTACATACTTTGGTCACTTGTCGCCTGAAACCACAAAATGCGTAATTGCAAATGTGTATAGGTAGATGGGATAGAACTAAATGTGATACTTCCAGTAGAACTGCCAACAGTTGTCGTAGCAATAGAGTCATAAGCACCAGCAGGTGACCACGGATTCCATACAGTATTGCCTGCCAACATATCGTAGTAACGGACTAAAGATTTAACTCCGCCCGCATTAGACATTTTAAATACATTTGGCATTAGGCAATTTCCACTCCCGAAATGTGAAAGTTAATTGTTGTGGCAGATGCGCCGCCTTTAATGGTTTGAGTTGTTGCTAAAGTTTGTTTCAATGGAATAACTGTTGAATCGTACGCACCTACCGTAACTGTGGTTGCAATGCTGACATCATTTAAGGCTAAAGTAAATGAACCCGCAGTACCCGCTGTATTGGTAACAACGATGTCTGTTACAACGGCTGTTGTTGAAGCCGGAACTGTGTAAAGTGTCGTTGTCGTTGTTATACTTGCCGCCCCGCGAAATAGGACTTTCGATGTTGTTGTTGGCATTTTTTACTCCTAGAACCGTTGCATGACGATAGAAATGGTTAAATCATCTGTTGTTGCGGGTGAACCTGTCGAACCTTGAATACCCAATAAACCTTGAATACCCTGTGTACCTTGTAATCCTTGAATACCTTGTAAACCTGTGGAGCCTTGTAATCCAAGTAATCCCTGAGTTCCTTGTGAGCCTATAGTACCTTGGCTTCCAACAGTACCTTGTGTTCCGGTGATTCCTTGAATACCGATAACACCTTGGCTACCCGTGACACCTTGAATGCCTTGGGTTCCTTGGCTACCTGTGATTCCTTGAATACCAACATTTCCTTGGATGCCAGTGATACCTTGCAGACCAATTAAACCTTGTGAACCAGTAATGCCTTGTGAACCTGTGATGCCCTGAATGCCTTGCGTACCTTGTGAACCATTAGTTCCGTTAGTTCCGCTTGTACCTTGTGAACCGTTCAGGCCACTTGTACCTTGGCTACCTACAACACCTTGAATGCCCTGAATACCTTGGGTTCCTTGGGTTCCATTTGAACCTGTAGTACCTGTTGTTCCTTGCAAACCAAGCAAACCTTGTGTTCCTTGTGAACCCGTAGTTCCCTGCGCGCCCGTAGCACCTGTTGCACCGTTAGTACCGTTTGTACCTTGTGAGCCAGTTATTCCTTGCGTTCCAAAAGTACCTTGAATACCTGTCAGGCCTTGACTTCCAGTAATTCCTTGCAAACCATCTGCACCTTGAATTCCAACATTTCCTTGGATTCCAGTTAGGCCTTGTGTGCCGGTAGTTCCCTGAATTCCTGTATCGCCTTTAGTGCCTTGCAAACCAATTAGGCCTTGTAGACCTTGTTGGCCTGTTGCACCTTGGCTACCTGTTAGGCCCTGAGTACCTGTTGTACCTTGTGAGCCGTTTAATCCTGATGTTCCTTGTGCGCCGTTTGTTCCTTGTGAACCTGTTGCACCATTTGCGCCTTGAATTGAATATGCAACCTGTGTAGCAGTGACGATTACAGATGGAACATTTGGTGCAGCGTCAATAGGTGCAGATGGAGTAATTGAAACTGCGGTGCTATCGGCTGCATAGAAAATCTGAATGTAGTCATTAGCCAAAAGTGGTAATACAAAATTGACGGTCATTAAATCCATCTCATTATTGGAAGTAAGCGTCATGTCGCTATTTGTATCGTCTAAGTAACTACCGTTTTTGCCTAACCAAGCCTGAACATTTTTGCTTGAATTAGATGTTGATTTAATTTGTAGCGAAAATGTAATGCTGTATGTACCCGCAGCGGTGAAAACAATGCGATTACCGCTTGCAAGATTTACGCCGTAATGGTCAGTTGTATAACCAATGTTTAGCGCATAGGCGGTATTGATAGCCGCAGGTGTTTGCGTGGTGTTGTCATAAAACGAACCGAAGTACGCTAATGAACCACCTGCACCTGTTAAACCTTGTGTACCTTGTGGGCCAAATAATCCCTGTGTTCCCTGCGCCCCTTGAATTCCTGTTAAACCCTGAATTCCAGTTGTGCCTTGTACACCCTGCAAGCCGATAACACCTTGGTTACCTTGGATGCCAGTAAAACCTTGTGTTCCAGTTAAACCTTGTGAACCGATTACGCCTTGAATACCCTGCGCACCGACTGAACCCTGAATACCTACTACGCCTTGTGTTCCATCCACGCCTTGCAAACCGCGAATGCCCTGAGCGCCTGTAGTTCCTTGAATACCATCTAATCCTTGTACGCCATTTGTTCCGGATAAACCTTGCAAACCGCGCAGACCAATAAGGCCTTGCGCACCTGTAGCACCTTGGGTTCCAGTTGTTCCTTGTGGGCCTTCAATGCGGCCAACATTTTCCCAAGAAGAAGTTGTTGAATTCCATACATATAAATCGCCGCCAACAATGTATGCATCGCCAACATTACCTGTTGGATGTGCAGCAATTAATTCTGCATAGGTGTTGTATGAACCAAGAATTGTAATTCCAGTTCCAGTTGCACCTTGAATCGCTTGGCCTTGTACACCTTGAATACCAAGTATGCCCTGTACGCCTTGTGCGCCAGTAACGCCTTGAATTCCCTGAGTGCCTTGTGTTCCTATTGCGCCTTGCGCACCAATGCCAGTTAATCCTTGAACGCCTTGTGTGCCTTGTACGCCCTGAGTACCTTGTAGGCCGCCGATACCTTGAATTCCGTTATTGCCTTGGATTCCTTGGATACCAATTAAACCCTGCACGCCCGTATTACCTGTGTTACCTGTTAAACCTTGAATGCCTGTTAAACCCTGAGTGCCTTGTACTCCCTGCGCACCTGTTGCACCGGTTGCCCCTTGTGCGCCCTGTGTGCCAGTTGTGCCTTGCGTTCCCGTAATGCCCTGAGAACCTGTTACACCCTGAGTACCCTGCGCGCCTGTGATGCCTTGGGTGCCTTGTAAACCTGTAGTGCCTTGCGCACCTTGCGCGCCCGTAGTTCCCTGCGCACCAACAGCACCTTGTAAACCTTGCGCACCTTGCGCACCAATAAGACCTTGTAAACCTGTTGTTCCTTGGCTTCCTGTTGTACCTTGGCTGCCTGTTGTTCCCTGAACGCCTTGCAGACCAGTTAGGCCTGTAGTTCCCTGTAAACCTGTTGCACCTTGTGTACCTGTTGCACCCTGAACACCTGATGATTGAGAAATCAAAATGACATCGGCGTTGTTTGCAAAATTAGTTGTTCCTGCACCACCGCTTGCTACAAGTGAAACAGATGCAGACCAATATGTTCCATTATCAACAGGTGTAGATGTAATTAACCATTTTTGATATGAAGATTGGCTTACTTTGTCTTGAACAATAACGCTGTCATTTGTTTTTAAAGTTGATAGCAATGCATCAATGTTTACGCTAATTGCTGTTGTGTCACTAATGCGTAGTTGTGTAGAACTAATTTGTGTAGCGTTGTTGTAGCCAATTTTGCCAGTTGTAGGGTCACCGCTTAGGTTGGCTGTAGTGATTTTGTAATCAAAATAAGATGATGATGAACCGCTTGCGCCAGTAATACCTTGGACACCTTGCAAACCGCGTGGGCCTTGAATACCTGTATTGCCTTGGATACCTGTAGCACCTTGCACACCGCGATTACCCGCAGCACTTACAACAATTTGCGGCAGGGTAGGGGTTACAACAACATTAGGTGTGTTATTAGGCATTAGCGCGATACCTCAGCATCTACTTCAGCAACTCCACGACCTAAATAAATTGCTTCGCCATCACTAGGTGTTAGTTTTAAATCCCACTCAAATTTTCCCGGTGGTGTTGTGATACCTGCATTGACACGCACTTGTGGACATGCAGTTGGATTAAATGTAAGACCTGCTCCAACTGTTAAAGATAATACTGTTGTCTTGGCGAGCGCAGATGTACGGAACTGAAGCAATGGTGTGTAACCAGTTAAATTAATTGGGCTGTTTAAATCAGGGTTGCCATCTACTCCGTTATTGCAATATGAAAAATCAATAGCCCATTCTTGAAGTTGTCGTAGTGAAATGTTAAGCGGGTCAGGTGTCTGACTTATTGATTGGGCTGTCATTGGTTTCTCCAATTGAAGTGTTACATCTTGGACATATTTTGGTTTGGCGTGGCGCTGGCATTTTGCAGTTAGGACAATAAACCGCAAGTGATGACAAGAAGTTAATTGTTGCTGAGCCTTCACTCAATTCCGTTAATGCCCAAACCAATGCATCCATGCGGTCAGGCGAATTCTTTGTTACTCCCGGTTCGTACTCACACATTTCATCTTCAAGTTCGGTGAAATATCCAACGTGGTGAACGCGGCCTTGTTCATATAATGCTGCTACAGGTTCGGCACGCAATTGTTTACCGCGTGTAGCCGTTACCTTCTTTGTTGCAACTCCCGGTTTTACTTGCTGCAATAGGTGAATAACTAAATCGCCGCCGTTGTTTGTTTCAGCAACTATGCGGTCTGCCTTATATTTCTCATATACGGCAACTGCCGCGCTCGCCCATTCTTGCGGGCTTGCCTTTAGTGTCACGTCATCAAGCACGTAATAATGTCCGTCTGCCGTCATACCTGCAACGACAATACCTGTGCTGTCTGAATCTTCACCCGACGTAACCGCTGGGTCTACGCCAACGACTACGCGGGTTAAGGTTGGCTTGTCATCCAACGTAATGCGTGCGGTATCAATAGATGCTCTACGCCATAGCGCGCCCGGATTATCATCTAGTACCGCTCCATAAAGTTCTTGCTGGCCTAATCGCGTTCCGCCGTACTTAGCCTGTAGTTCAAGCAATGCCGTCTGCGATAGGTTTTCTGCATTATCAAATGTTGAGCCGCGTGTAATAGTTGTGGTGTCGCGTTTGATTAAAGCCTTGATAAGTTTGGTCGGCCTAGGTGTAGTCGTGATAACTGTTTTTGGATGTTCACCTAAACGAAGGCCGAATTGTAATTGGTTCCATGTATCTTCATATTGCCATGCGGCTAATTCATCAGTCCACGCGTAATGAAACTGCGGGCCACGAAGTGAATCAGGTGCATCGGCTGAAAAAGTTTGGATGATTGAGCCGTTTTTAAGTTCGATAATGCCGCTTGCCTTGTTCCAGTTTTCTACCGCATCGTATTCATTGAGAATAGCCAAGATGCCTGAAACGCCTTCAACGCATACTTGTCGAACGTCTTGAAAGGTACGTGCCACTATTGCGCAGCGAATACCGTCATTTAATATTGCCTTGGCCGCTAACCATTCAGCGCCTAATCGTGTCTTACCAAACCCACGGCCAGCCATAACTAGCCACGAATGCCAATCACCGTCAGGCGGTAGTTGATTCTTCCGCGCTATCCCCAATTCGGGATGATTCCACTTCCAATACCGCAGTGCGACTAATTCG